AATGGAATTATTAGAGATGGAAGTACATGCGAAAGAGAGATATTGCAAAGAACAATTACTTGCTCTTGAAAACGAATACAAGAAAAAAATATTGGCTCTAGAAAAGGTGGCGGATGAGAAATTGATTGCTATGGAAAAAAAATACCAACAACAAATGGAAAATATAAAAAAGGAGGAAAAACCATTAAGACATATAATGATAGATAGGGAGGATATTCAGTTTTGCTTCATCATTTCCTCTTATAACAACAGTAAAAATATTTGTAAAAATATAGAAAGTGTATTGAACCAGACATATAAAAAATGGCGGGCTATTTATATCAATGATAATTCAACGGACGATACAGAAGAACAGTTTTTCGGGATAATGGAAAGGGAATCAGCGATGCGTGAAAAATTCACATACATAAAAAACAACGAGAGAATGCGACAAATGCACAACAAATACAATGCTTATTCGATGGTGAAAGATTTTGAGATTGTATGTATTCTGGATGGGGACGATTGGTTATATCACGAAAATGTATTACAGATATTGTATTCCTATTATTCCACGATAGACGCCAAAGTAATTACATCCAATTATCGCATATTTCAAGACAATAAAATAACCAATGAGAAACCAATGTTTCGGTATTATAGTGAAGAGGAATTATTGAAAAATACGGTTCGCTACAACGATAAATGGCATTTAAAGCATCTCAAAACGGGATATGGTATTTTATTCAAATCGATTCCCAAAAAATATGTACAATACAATAATGAATGGTTGTATATGTGTACAGATTGGGGAGAGATGTTTTCTGTATGCGAATTGAGTGATGGAAATGTGAAGCAAGTGAATGAATATTTATATGTATACAATCGTGAAAATTCACTTTTGTACGAAACATCGTATTATAATAATAAAAACTGTGAACAAAGAAAAGGGATTGAACACTATTTACGTACATTGCCTGTATGTAAATATTCATTCCCTTTTCTTTACATTATTCATATGGCAAAAGATTACAAAAAGAAAATACAAATGTTGAAACAGATGCAACTGATGGGGCATACAGAGTATGTTTTTTGGGAAGCGGTCGATGGATCTGTAGATCCCAGTACAGCCGATTTGTATAAAAAATATGTAGAAGAATGGTACAAGTCGTCGGATAACCTTTTAAAGGGATACAATGTACGTTTGTATTACAATATGTCGCGACAGCATATTACTCGTAGTTCATTGGGTTTGTTACAGAGTGTTTTCTCTCTATTGAAGCAATTTGTGGAGGATGAAAATACAGAAGATCATATAATGATATGCGAGGATGATATATACTCGATCAAAGACATTCGATATTATTTGTTTATCAATCCTCTCTTGTTGAACAACAAGGATCTAATATATCTGGGTTGTCATCATAATAAAAACAAATTATACCATATTTCTGCTGTTTGTAATCACGATGCTTTTCTCTCGGTGAATCATTTGGATTACCAGATTTATGGAACGTATGCAATGATTATAAGTAAACGATTGGCATCCTATATATTGTCGTTTGGATTGGAAAAGATCATTCGATTAAATTTGTCGTGGGATTTGTTTTTGAACTTTGTGAGAGAAACAGAGAAATCCTTTTGTTTTTATGTGTATTACAAACAGTTGATTGTTCCGGAAGTGAGAAATGCTGATAGTATCAATGGTATACGTGATATGAGTTTTTATACAGAAAGAGATATTCGTTTGGAGGACTATCATTTGTAAACAGAAACAATATATACATCATAAAACAATATAAGAAAAAGAGTATATTGTTTGACAAAGATATGTCGTCGTCTCTCGTGAATGCAAAAGAAAAACAGGAACAAACAAAAGTTATTTCAAAGGAAACGATTCATCGTTTGATACGTGATATACGGGACATTACAAAGAATCCATTGAAAGAAAATGGGATTTATTATGCACACGATGAAGAAGATATGTTAAAAGGATATGCAATGATTGTGGGAGCATCCGATACCCCGTATTTTGGTGGCTATTATTTTTTCTCTCTTGTCTATCCTATTGATTATCCATACAGTCCACCCAAGGTGATATATTGTACAAATATGGACAATATACGTTTCAATCCGAATTTGTATACAAATGGAAAAGTATGTATTTCTCTCTTGAATACGTGGCGAGGAGAACAATGGACATCGTGTCAAACGATTTCAACTGTATTGTTGACACTTTGTACATTGTTATGTAAAGATCCATTGTTGAATGAACCAGGAATAACGTATACACACTCGGATTTTGATAAATATAACAAATTAATTGAATACAAGAACATTGAGATTGCGAATATGACGATGATGAAAAAAAAGGAAGGTGTATTTTTACCGGAATTTGAACAATTTTATCCTGATATGGAGGAACATTTTCAGAAAAACAGTCCTCTTTTACTCGCTTTTTTGGAGGAAAAGAAGAAAGGACGTAAGAAGACGGAAGTGGAAAAGATCGTGACACAAATGTATTCCATGTCTGCAATATTGGATTACCATACATTGTATCAAAAATATCACGATTTTTGTATGGAAAAGGGGACATTGTCGGTTCCTGTTGTAGCCACGAAGAAGAGCAAGAAAATTGATTCCGAAAAGGATTTAAATAAATAATGTACAACTATAATATACGATGCATTTTTGTTCCCAATGTTCCAATATGTATTATATTCGTATCGATGCAGAGAATACGAATAAGTTGATTTATTATTGTAGACATTGTGGGAACGAGGATCATTTGATTACATTGGACAGTGCAACTGTGTCGAAAACAAAAGGAAAACCAACTGTGTCGCATTTTATAAACAAATATACTAAATTGGACCCAACATTGCCTAGAGTAAGTCATATTTTGTGTCCCAATGTGGATTGTGCTACCAACAAAGCAGAAGATAAACGAGAGATATTGTATATTCGATATGATGATCTAAATATGAAATATGTATATTTGTGTTCTACGTGTGATACTGTGTGGAAAGCAGAGACATAAAAGGTTCCAGAATGATAAAGAGATAAAAATTGATTTTGTGTTCATCTTTTTTTATAGACATACAAAAAGATGGAAGAACCGTATGATTTTTCGGAAGATGAAAAAGAGGAAGAGTCTGTTACCTCTTCTGTAGAAGAAGCAGAAGATCCAGATTTGCAATCACAACAAGATGATGTAGAATCACAGTACGATGTGCAATCACAAGATGACGAAGAGGATATACAAAGTGTGGAAACGTAATCGCAATCGCAATCGAATGAAGAAGGTAATAAAGGTGAAGATGACGAAGAGGAAGAAGAGGATTATTTACAGAAATTCAACCGAGATATAAACAAAAACTATATATTGGATTTTCATCCCGAGTCTGTAATGCATAATGAGATAGAAATTGCAGCATTGACAACGATTGTACGTGACAAGGATAGTAATATTGTGGACGATTTACACAGGACGATTCCCTTTCTTACAAAATACGAAAAGACACGTATTTTAGGACAAAGAGCCAAACAGATCAATACGGGAGCCAAGGCATTTGTCAAGGTACCCGAACATACGATTGACGGTTATTTGATTGCAGAATTGGAGTTGAAACAAAAACGGATTCCCTTTATTATTCGTCGTCCTATTCCAGGTGGTGGTGTCGAGTATTGGAATTTGAAAGATTTGGAGGTGATTGATTATGCTATATAGGACTTTTTGTTACAATGTTGTAAAAAGAGCATCTAAAAAAGGTTTGTTTTTTTTTGCATCATTGTATCCAGAGTCAAACAGTTCTAGTAAATCAACATTGCGGGTTAATAATTCTTTCAAATCACTACAACGTATTGGTTTCTCTTTTTCTGTCCACAACGATGGAGTAATATGCAAAATAGGTTTCGCTGTGCGTAAATAAGGATAGCGACTGAATCCACCATCGAAACTAAATGTATTATGATATCGATTCACAAGACCTCCTGTGATAAATGGGATATGAGAACTGGCGATGCACGCATCGATGGCATCTTCTAGGTCTTTACACCTTTAGACATTTAAAACGCCGAGTTTAACGGCATAAAAAATAATTTAAAAATGTAAAATCAATAGGCGTGTTTATTTTGTTGTTTCTTAACGCCGATTGTCTTACTTAACCCTGTCTTTTTGTTTCCACAGGTGAAAGACGTTGCTTGAAACTGAAACTCTACTGGTCTTGTTTGGTTATGTATCCAACATTCAGTTAAGTTCAGTATATTTATTGCAGAATTCTTATCCCTTGTTCTAAATACGATATTTTTGTTTTCGCAACTCACGCAGTTAGAACAAGTGAATAATCTGTAAATTTCTCCTCCATTTTTATCTTTGTAATGTTTCAAATCTTTTCTACATTCACAGCATTTTTGAGATGTATAAAATTCATTAATAGTTATTGTATCATACTTTTTATGAATTAGTTTTCTTAATCCTTTATTCATTGTAGGCATAGTGTATTTCATTTGTGAAGTTCTACTCCAATTTCCATAACCAATAAGTATATTTTCGCCAAAAGTTTCATTTATTTTATTCAAAAATGTATCAATACTTTTCTTACTATAACTATATTGTCTAAATTTCATTTTTCGCCAAACTTCTTTCTTGTAAAAATCTATGGTTTCTTTATTTAACTTATCTTTTTCTACAAGATACATTTTAAATTTATCATAATTAACAGATTTACTATTTTGTATTGATAGTATTGTTTCTTTTTCTATAATTTTATGTTTCTTCTTTTCTTGTAATAATATTCTTTGGTTTCGTTTTCCATAACTTTCTATTTTTCTTTGTGATGCAGTATATTCTAATTTGTTTCCTTTTTTATCCATCATATACACTAATGAATGCTTACCAGGGTCGCAACCAACTATATTTCTGTCTTTCAATATGTCCAATTGTTCTTTGGATAAATCCTCTATGGTATGAAAATCTTGCTCTTGTAAAACAGGCATTCTTGAACCCCATTTTTTATCCTTCAAATCTTTTCTAATGAAAAGCAAACAGCAACTAATACCATCTGTTTGAATTTGGTTGTGAAACTGATAATGTTTGTTCTTGAATATTTTATTTTTCATATCTAAAAAGTTACACCATATTTCATTTTGATTATCTTTTACATTACTCAATAATTCTCCTTTTTTTGTTTTATTTCCATCTTTATCTTTTTCAGGACAAAATAAATTTATAATAGAAGCAGTATCTAAAATAATATGTTTTGGAATAATATTGTTTCTTAATGGTAATGGTTGAAATAATTTACTTTCTTGTTTTTCTAATATAGAGTTCATATACAACATTCCTTTCAAATATTCACATGGTCTAACCTTAATATCATAGTGAATTGACTTTTTAATTTCAGTAGGTAAAATATTAGGAAGATGTATATTTTTCCAATCGTCAAATATTATATCAGTTTCTTCTAACGACAAACATTTATTTTTGAATTGAAATAATATTGACTTATCTTCTGTTATTTGATTTGTAGTTTTGTTAATAAATCGTAAAAAGTGTTGGATAAAATGTTCTTGAAAATTGTTATGTAAAGAAGTATGTATTTGTGTTGCTAAATATGGTAATAAAAAGGTTGTATTTTTCAAATTAGTTTTTTCGTGGTTCAGTAAAGGTTGGTATTCCGTTTTGTAAAATGCATCTAAAACTTCTAAAAGTTCTGTATCTTTTCCTTTCTTTCCTCTATTATCACGACTTCCTAATGTT